TTCCAGACCGCCTGCAGGAACTTCTCCTCATCCGCGGCCGATGCCTCAGTCGAGCGAGATCCTGCGGTTGCTCCCATGCCAGCGAGCACCTCGTCAAGACTGGCAATCCGGTCAACCATGCCAGCCGCCTTCGCGCGAGCCGCAGACAGCACGCGACCTTCACCGAAATCGGCCAGTACCTTCGCGCGTGTCACGCCGCGGTTGCGGGCCATTGCGGTCGTGAAGTCGCTGTAGGTTTCGTCAACACTACGTTGCATCTCGGCGCGGGCTTCGTCGGTCAGCGGCTCGTATGGATTGCCCTCGACCTTGTACTTGCCCGCGAAGATGAACGTCGGCTTGACCCCTTCCGCTTCCATCGCGGCAGAGTAGTCGATGTGCAGCGACCAGACACCCACGCTCCCCACGTCGCCGCTCGGGGTAACAATGAACTGATCAGCCGCAGACCCCGCCCAGATCGCAGCCGATGCCGCCAGCGGGTTGGCAATGGCAATGATCGGCTTTCCAGAACCACGCAAGCTGTAAATCTTGTCGGCAAACTCCTGAAGACCGTAAGACGATCCACCAGGGGAGTCAATATCGAGCACGATGCCGCCCACTGCCTTGGACGTCATTGCGGCATCAAGCGTGCGGGATACGCGGTCGGTCCCATCCGAGAACCAGCCGCCCCGCTTGGTGATGACGCCCTGAATCGGGATCACCGCCACGGCACCGTTAATCTTCGGCAGCCGAGGTTGCATCTTCCGCTCGCCATCCGCGACAAACCGCGAGAGTCCGTGAACGTCAAGGCACCACGTATCGCCATGTTCGGCGAAAGCGGCCATAGTTTTGTGACTAATCATTGTCATTACCTTTCGTGGAAGTGAAGACCATAGCCGCCTCGGTGATGGCTCGTGATTCCCAGTTATCAACAGTCGTTTGCACTGCCGACACGAACTCTTTATTTGGTGTCGAGAGCAGTGCCAGCAGGTCTGCGCGGGATTGGTCGCAGTGAATTGACGTGAGTTCTTCGGCGGTTAACGTGACGCCAAACGCTGTCGATGCCGCAAGCATAGGTCGCACCTTGTCCGCGAATAGTGCCTTGAATTTGTCGTCATAGAACGATGCACACCACGCCTCGAATGTGCGCGAGTTCTGCGCCTCTCTCGCTGCCTTTTTCCCCTCGTACCAGATCATGTCTGAGATCGTGGACGACAGCACCGACTGCGCCGCCGTGGCCAGCGTTGTCTTGGTGATCTCAGTTTCCGTCGCCGTCTTGGTGTCGGGAATCACAATCGGCTGCTGATTCGCGGTCTGCTGCTGCATCGCCAGTCGCGTGAGATCCTGAAATAGATTCTGCATTGCTTTCGCGCCGCTGTCGTCTGCCGAATCATCGTCCTCGGTTTCAGTGTCGTCTTGAGCCGGAGCAACAGGAGCGGCTGGCAATTGTGGTGGCGAAAACGCATTCTCCAACGTAGAGAAGTTCATCGGCACGAATCGCAGGTCGCCCATTTCTCCAATCGGGTTGCGGTCTTCCAGCTCTAGGATGTCATTGATGGAATAGACACCCATCCCAAACATCGCCTTGTAAAACGCAGCCCGTGCCGTCTGGTCGCCACGCAGCATACCTTGCAGCAGGAACTTGAAGAAGTAGGTGTTCTTGTCCTCTTCGATCAACAGTTGCCGGTTGCATTCGTCCTCGTAGCGAATCAGCCACGGCATGATGCTGATCAGGATGAAGTGCAGCGACTCAGACTCGATGTTGTTGAAACTGGACTTGCTCAGTTCACGCAGCAGGTGCGGCGGGACGTTGTACCATCTGGCAATTTCCGTGATGTTGAATTGCCGGGTTTGCAGGAACTGATTTGCCTCGGGCGGGAATGACAGGTGCGACACCTTGGTGTCCTCTTCGAGCACCAGCAGCCCATTAGCCTTATCGGGTCCGCTGTGCCGTTTCTGCCAGGATCGGCGCAGGTTCTCGGCTCCGGTCTCGCCCAGCGACTTCGGATGCGTCAGCACGATTGACGGGCCACCACCGTTGCCGAAGTGAGACGCTCCATATTGCTCGACTGCGATGCCCATTCCGATTGACTCGGCAGCGTGAGCGATGACGCCTTTGCCCCAGAGATCGTCGTCGCAGTGAATGCCCGGAACGTGAAACATTTCAGACTGGTGCAGGTACGTTGGCGGTAGCTTGTCGTTCAGAATCTTGTACGTGAGCGTCCCGTCTTCCGGGTTGATGGTCACGCCCTCTTTCGGCACGCGACTCGGGTGAATTGGATACGTCTGCACCGAGCGGCCAATGGGATCGACCACCTTTTCGGCAAAGCAGTTGCCCCAGTCGACCAGGTAGCCGAACTGCTGCGCGTGATGGTTCACGCCACCTTGCCGGATGTTCGGCTCGCTGCGGAACATTTTATAGGTCGGATGGCCAGTCGCTGGTGACTTCTTGCTGCCAACCTGCTTGTACATCACGCGCGGCAACGTGGCGATGGTCTCGGTAATCAGTCGCTTGGCGGCCCAGCAGGCAGAATAGTTCATCGCGGTCGTTGCATTCACGCGCACGCCCGATGTGACTTTCTTGCCACTGATTACCCCCAAGAGCCAGTCGAGCGGCCCGCGTCCGTGGGTTGGTTCGGCTGACATTAACTGCGACAGCATGCCCATTAGGCTTGTACCTTTCGAGTGGCACCGTAAAGCGACACAGAAATCAACAGGAGTCCGCAAACGATTGGCGCAGACGGTGGATACGCCGCACGACACCCGCACCACAGGCACGCGAACCCACCCCAGAACAGGCAGTCCTGCAGGTCGATGGCTCGCAATAGCGTTTCCGTCACGGTTCTAAGTCCAGAGATCGTCATCGCTCTCCTCTAGTGGGTCGTGATACTGGTTCTCATTGTCGTCACCGCCTACCACCAGCAGGCCGCGTTTGGCGTAGACACTTTGGCGGCTCTCCGCTGAGTACAGACACTCCGAGATCGCCATCAGCACCGCGACTGCGATGTCAATCTTGTTCGCGGAACTGCTCTTATCTGGCATCTTCTGCCCGCGATAGTTCTTATGCACGTTCAAGTTGCCGATCATCCACGCCAGCACCGGATCGCCATCATGAACCAGCGCCCGCACCTCTTCGCCGTTGACCGTATGGACCTCGGTGACGAGGCTTTCCAGTTTTGTCACTGGTCCGGTATAGAAGTGTGGGCTTTGCGTGAACTTGAAGATGGTTCGCCCATGAATCTCTTGGATTCGCTGTGCCAGAATCAGCCCGTATTCAGGATCGTAGGCCCACGTCGAGACGTTGAACTCGTTTGACATTGCGGCAACCCAGTCCTCCACGTCGGTGAACAGGATCTGATTGCCGGTGCTCTCGCTGAGTAGTCCGCGTTCAATCCAGTTTGCAATCTGCGGTGTTCTAGAGTCCTCGTGTCTGTCCTCGCAGGTCCATGCTTTGGATCGAATCTCGAAGCGGTAGAACGCTGCTCCATTGTCGTCCGCCATGTCGAACCGCGCAACGACCGCCGAGCCTGCCATGTCGTTGCTGCGGGCCAGGTCAAATGCACCGTGGATGTGTGATGCCTTCGACCAGTCCGATAGCTCGCCTTTGCACGCCGTCCAGTGCTCGGGCATGATCAGCTTGTTGCGACTGGAGACGACAATATTGAGCATCTTCTGGAAGAACTCAGCGCGCTTGTCTGGTCGATTTGCCGCCAGTCTCGCGAAGTCCTGAACCGCTTCCAGCTTGGGCGTGTAGCCGGGGCCGGGGCCGATGCCGGGATTCGCCTTACGCCAGATCGTTTCATCGAATGGATCGTCAGGCGGGATTGTGCCAGTTCCGCCGCACCATGTGCAGTTTTCACCCTGGCACCGAAAGCAGGGGTGTTCCTTGGGGTAGTCGAGAGCGCACATCACGGCAAACCATGTATCATCGACGATCTCGCCGGTGATTACGGATTCGACGCAACGCACTGCGTAATCATGGCTCTCTTGCCAGATCACAGACTCATCGTTGCCGTAGGTTGTGATTGTGATCGTCAGTGGCTGCTGCCGAGTTCCTGAACCACTATCGAGCGTATCGAACTGGCTGCGGTGAATCTCCCGGTATGCGTGCTCCTCGTCCTTGATGATAAAGCTGGCATTGAGACCGTCTGGCGTCTTGTCGAATGAGAGCGGGCGGAACTTACCGTCATTCTGCGGGAACTCGATCAACGATTTGTACGGCGTGATGTGGGCGCGCTTCTTGAGTGCCGGGCTGCGTTCGATCATCTTTCGCGCGGCGTCCCAGACAATCGCAGCCTGACCGCTTTGCGTGGCCGCGACGTACCCCTCAGCACCCATTTCAACCGGGGTGTCCATGAACAAGAGCAGGCACGCCAGATACGCCGTCATCGTTGATTTTCCACCCTTTCGACCAATCTCATACCGAGCCTGGCGAAACCGTCGCAATTTGTTGCTCGACTGCCGCCAGCCAAACACGCACCACACGAAAAACTTCTGATCTGGCCGCAGGTTTAATGGCTGGCCAGCGAATGGGCTTTGAAACTGCTTGCACAACGAACTGAAGTTGATTGCATCGCTGGCGATCTTGGCATCGAAGTAATACCCACGCTCACCCGCCAGTTCTAAATCTGCAACGTGTCGATGGACCGCCAGCCGTTCAAGTCGACCAGTAATGATCGACCCATCTAGCACGCCATCGATATAGCTCTGCACGTCGTCCGCGTGACTCATTCACGACCCTTCATCAGCTCGTCGAATTCGTCCACTTCCGATTCCTCTTTTGGCACCAGTAGTATCTGCCGCGACCGAGGAGTCAGGCCGAACTGCGTCAGCAATGCCGACAATGACCGCCCAACCGCCAGCGACAACCGATTCAGGTCATCATCCAGCGGCATTACCAGCAACGCCTCGCGAAACTTCTGCTGCCGAAACAGCAACCACGCGGCTTCTGTCATTGCCTCTGAGTCCTGCGAGAACGCGACGCCTGACACCACTTCCGCCAGCCGATCCCAATGCGGCGCAACTTCTTTTGGCAGATTTGACGGACGAACAGGCGAACCACTGCCGACAACCGAAATAGCGGTCTTTTTCTTGCGTCCGGGGCCGATTTCCTCTGAGCCCCACCCCGATCCTGGCCCCCCCATAGTTGCCACCCTCACAAAACCTGTTTTGAATCTCGCACAAAAGATTGATATCGCGTCGACTCCGACGCTAGTTCCGCAAGTAACCAGCGCCGATGTGATGCTGGGCGGCGAAACAGCCATGATCGACATCACCGATCTGGACTCAACCGCCGTGCAGAACA